GCTATGTGCAGAACAAGGGATGGAAAGATCCCGTCGAGCTGGCCAACGGCTACAAGAACCTCGAAAAGCTCCTGGGTGGCGAAAAGCTGCCCATGCCCAAGGGCGCCGACGACAAGGAGGGCTGGGCCCGCGTGTACGACGCCATGGGCCGGCCCAAGACAGCCGAGGACTACAAGCTGCCCGTGCCGCAGGGTGACAACGGCGAATTCGCCAAGCAGGCGGCCAGCAAGTTCCACGAGCTCGGCATCAGCCAGCAGCAGGCCAATGCCCTGTCTGAGTGGTGGAACGCGCAGCAGGCGGCGCTGGTCAATGGCCAGCAGACACAGACCGCAGAGCGCACCGTGCAGGACATGCAGGCGCTCAAGAGCGAGTGGGGCCAAGCCTACGACGAGAACATCAACCTCGGCCAGCGTGCCGTGCGTGAGTTCGGCCTCGACCAGGCCAAGCTCGAGGGCCTCGAGAACGCCTGGGGCACGAAGGGCATGCTGGAGTTCATGGCCAAGATCGGCCGTGGCTTGACCGAGCACACCTTCGAGGGTGGCCAGAACACCCAGAGCTTCGGCATGACGCCCGAGGCGGCCAAGCAGCGCATCAGCACCCTGCAGCAGGACAGCGACTGGACGAAGAAATACCTCAACGGCAATGCCGACGCGAAAGCCGAGATGCAGCGCCTGATGGGCATCGCCTATCCAGAACTGAATTGATGAGGATCGATCACCGATTATGAAAAATCCTCAACACGACGCCGAGATTCGGCTAGAATGTTTGAAACTGGCGCACCGCGCAGACCGCAGTCCAGATGAAGTGATCGCGATGGCGAGAACGTATTTGGCCTGGGTCGCAGGGACGCCAACGCCGACAACCCCACAAGGGCCGGCTGACAGCCAGAAAGAAGGCAAACTGGCCCCGACTACACCTGTTCGGACAAGCCCCTCGAAGAGTGCTGGGAAACCAGCTTGATCAACCTAACCTTCAAAGGGTAGAAAAATGTCTTTCAACGTCTCCACGGCGTTTGTCCAACAGTACTCGACAAACGTCAACATGCTCCTGCAACAGCAGGGCTCGCGTCTGCGCTCCGCAGTGCAGAACATGAAGTTCCAGGGTAAGGCCGCTTCCATGGCCGAGCAGTTCGGCCAGGTTTCGCCTGTTCGCAACCAGTCTCGCCACAGCGACACTCCCCTGATCTCCACACCCCAAGACAAGCGCTGGATTTATCCCAACGACTACGACTGGGCCGATCTGATCGACAGCCAGGACAAACTGCGCATGTTGATCGACCCCACTTCCAGCTACGCAATGGCTGGCGCATGGGCGATGGGCCGCGCAATCGATGACGAGATCATCGCTGGCATCTTGGGCAGCAACAACACCGGCGAAAACGGCACTTCTGCCACCGGCTCTTTGTACGCCTACAACAGCAACAGCCAGTCTGTCGCTGCTGCCACCGGCGCCGCATCGGCCACTGGCTTGAACATCGCGAAGCTGCGCGCAGCCAAGCGCAAGCTGTTGGAAGCCGACCTCGATGTCGACAACGACACCCTCTACTGCGTCATCTCTGCCAAGCAACACGACGACTTGTTGAACGAAGCCCAGGCCATCAGCTTGGACTACAACACCAAGCCTGTGCTCGTGGACGGCAAGATCACCCAGTTCATGGGCTTCAACTTCATCCACAGCGAACGCATCCCAGGCGCCGCAAACTTCAACAGCACGATCAACCCCTTGGTGACTTCTGCTGACAGCGACGGCTCGTACGTTGCCGGCAGCCGCTGGGTTGTGCCCGTGTTCGCCAAGTCTGGCGTGGCCCTGGGCATCTGGAACGATGTGCAGACATCGATCGACCGTCGTGCCGACAAGCGCAACAGCTACCAGGTCTATGTAACCGGTACGTTTGGTGCTGCTCGTATGGAAGAGAAACGCTGCGTTCTCATCAACTGCAAGTAATCAGAAGGAGTAACGCAAAATGGCTCAGTATCTTTCCAACGAATTGGCCGGCACCACGACTGGCACTTCGACCTCTGCCGCTGCGGGCTACAAGCCCAAGGCGTCCGTCTATGGCGGCCGCTTGAAGCGCATGCGCGCAACCGTGACCCTGGCATCGCAGGCCACCACCGACACCCTGTTGTTGGGCAACCTGCCTGCTGGCGCGGTATTCGCGTTCGGCGTGTTGACTGCCAGCGCATCGCTCGGCACTTCCACCTTGGCCATCGGCTATGCAGGCACCACCGGCGCTTACCGCGCTGCTGGCACCTTCACCAGCACTGACACTCCGACCCTGTTCGGCGTGACAGCGACTGGCCCAGCCGCATCGGACACTGGTGCAACCACCGAGACTCCTATCCTGGGTACGATCGCCACCGCCGCGCTGCCTTCTTCGGGCACGCTGGTTGTGGACATCTACTACAGCGCTCCGAACTAATCGGACGACAAGGCGGGGTCAGGGAAACCTGGCCCCTTCTTCCAACACTAGGAGAAACACATGGCTTACTATTTCGGCATCAACGTCGGCGCCGGTTCCATGGGCAACATCACCGAAGGCTCGAGCACGACCAGCAAAGACGTGGAAGTGGTGATCAACACCAACGCCAACGTCCCAAGCAAGGAAGAGCTCATCCTGGCTGCTCAGAAGCTCTACGACTACATCGTCGTCGCATCAAAGAATTGGTGAGGTGATTTATGCCAGTACGTCGCGCTGACGATCAAGTCTATACGCTCGCAACCAACGCATCGAGCACCGCCACCGGGGTCAACTCGGGCAACGGTGTGCAGGTCCCTGGTGGTGAGTACCAGTTCATGGTGGATGGCACTGTGGGCGCTTCCACGATCAGTCTGCAGATTAAGTCGCCTTCTGGCGTCTGGATGGATGCGCAGGTGTTCACCGGTTCGGTGGTGAAGTTCACGACCCTGCCTGGCAACCAGACTGCGATCGATCTGCCTGCCGGCCTGGTGCGCATGGCTGCCACGGGTGGCACACCCTCTGGCCTCAACGCCTACCTCATCGGCCTCGGTTGATAGGAGGCTGGCATGGCCTCAGAGATCCAAGTCGCAAACCGTGCCCTGACGAAGCTGGGGTCGAACCGCATCACGTCGTTGTCCGACGATGTGAAGGCGGCTCGCTCCATCTCGTCTTGCTTCGAGGACATCCGCGACGATGAGCTGCGTGCCCATCGCTGGCAGTTTGCCATGAAGCGCACCACCCTGGCCGCACTGGCCGAGGCGCCTGCCTTTGGCTTTTCCTACCAGTACGCGCTCCCCTCCGACTTCCTGCGCCTGGACATGATCAATGACCAGTACCCCTCGGCCGTGATGGACAACTACATCGGCGCCGAAACCCAGGAATACATGATCGAGGGCAACCTGATCCTGACCGACATCGAGGCCCCGCTCAAGCTGCGCTACATCGCACGCATCACCGACCCCAACGCCTGGGACGTCAACTTCCGCGAGGCCGTGGCGTCTCGCATCGCGGCCGAGATCTGCGAGGACCTCACGCAATCCGACACCAAGAAGCAGGCAGCCCTCGCCGACTACAAGCGCGCCATCACGCAGGCCGTGCGTACCAACTCGATCGAGAAGCCCCCATCGACCCCTCCAGATAACACCTGGATCGTTTCAAGGCTCTGACATGCCAAAGGCTTCACCGCTTCGCTCATCGTTCAACGCCGGCGAGCTGTCGCCGCTCATGGCTGGACGCACCGACGTCAACAAGTACGCCGCCGGCTGCGAGACGCTGACCAACTTCATCCCCGCCGTGCAGGGCCCCGCCGTGCGCCGTGGCGGCACGCGCTATGTCGCGGAGGTCAAGAGCTCGGCCAACCGCACCTGGCTGGCCACCTTCGAGTTCAACACCTCGCAGGCCTATGTGCTCGAGTTCGGTGACCTCTACATCCGCTTCTACACCAGCCACGGCCAGCTCCTGTCCGGTGGCTCACCCTACGAGATCGTCAGCCCCTTCACAGCAGCCGAGCTCACCGACAGCGACGGCGCCTTTGCGCTCTCAATGGTGCAGTCGGGCGACGTGATCTACATCGCGCACCCTGCGCACCCGCTGCAGAAGCTCTCGCGCTTTGGCAACACCAACTGGACCATCGGGGCCGCTCCACTGATCAATGGCCCCTTCCAGACCCAAAACACCGACCGCACGGTCAAGGTCTACGCCAGCGCGACCTCTGGCTCTGTCACGCTGACGGCCTCGAGCGCGATCTTCACCTCGGC